ATCACCAAGGGACTATGCTTTGATAACGTTTCCTTTGCGCCTTCAAGAACTTTTAATTCATGACCCTCTACGTCAATCTTTATAAAATCAACATCAACCATTTCAATCGAATCCATGGGCACCACTGTTGATACTAGTTTTTCTCTTTTCTGGACCAATGGCAGTTCTTCTAATGAGCAGTGACCGGTGTACCTAGGATAAAACCACGATCTCATCATGTCTGTATCATTACTCAATCCGTGATCGTGTATTGTAATGTTAGAATGATTTTTCATGTTTTCACGTAAACATTCTCTGACGGGAGTGATTAATTCAAAGGCGTGAACGTGTTGAAATAGTTCTGAAAATCCTTCGGTCATGAAGCCATACGAGGCTCCAACGTCTACTGCTGTTCTGCACTCATTAAGTGTTTCTCTGAGTGTAGGACAGATCATAAAATCAAAAACGTTCTTATTGTAATTCATGTAATACTGAGTACCCATCTCAGCACGTTCTGCATAATGTAAAAACGAATTAGACTCTTCAGTTGCTAGAAGCGTCCAGTCACCTACTTTTTTTGTTTCGTACACTTTTTGTTCTCGTATAAGGTTTAAGCGGCTTCAATGCTTTAGGCATAATTCCCATAGCCTGAAGAGTCTTTTCTGTCCAGATTTGGAATTCCCAACCTCGATCTTTGGCGTATTCATTCGCCGCTTCCCACTTATTCATATTCTTGATATAAGTGTAGCCTTCGGTGATGTAACGTTTGGTTCGACGATTGCCGACAGGTGGATTTGTTTCTTTTTCGGGCTTTATCTCCACAATGATTGTTCGCCCCGATTTATAGACTATCTTTAGATCCACAAAGTATCTATGAATCTTCTTGTCAACTTCATATAGATAAGGTATGACGGTTTCTTCACTTGACCATTTCACTACTTCAGAGTTATCGTCGCACCACTTGAACGCATGTTTTTCCCACAATGATCTATACACCACGTTCGTGTGATCGCCATTATACTTTGTGGGGTTTTTAACTCGATACTTACCTTTATATGCCATAAAAACTCTATAAATAGATGAACAACAACTCACCCATTATTTAGAGTGTTTTAATGAACGAGAATAGAAGAAAAGCTCAAGAGCAACGAGATAGGCTATTTCAAGCGAAAGGACCTCAAGAGCCTAACACTGCACCAGAAGAAACTGTTATCGCAGAAGAAAGCTTGCCCGATACAGAAAACGAGCAGGCAACTGATCCCTCAGTTGAAGCCCTAGAAGCAAGCAGAAAATACAGATATCCGTTAACTCTCTCTGCAAACTATCCTGCTCGTATTATTTTCAAAGCAATCAAAGTTGATGGTGTTGATCTTGCAGAAAAGATTGGTAGCGGATTCTCTTCTCTTCTCAAAGGAATTGGCAGTGCGGCATATAATGCGACTCCGCTTGGCTTAACTGCTGGGGCTGTTGGTGCGGGTCTTGCTACTGGTGTTGTTGGAGAAGGTGCCGCGGCTGTTGGAAGAACATTAGCACAGGGAAGAAATGACGAAAGCGCAACCGCTTCAGTGGCTGACGAAGGAGTCGATGCAGAAACAAAACAAGACATTGCTCAAGCAGAGAAAGAAGTAGAGCAGTCTTTGATGTCATATGAAAATAGTGGTGGTGGTGAGACAGTTGGTCAAGTGACTCTTCCTTTGCCTCGAGACTTAAGATTCTCTGATGCGGCTCAATATGAGACTGCGAACTTAGGCACGATTGGCGGTGCGCTAGAAGGTGCTTTAGAAGGGCAGAATCCATTTACGGGTGCGACACAGCAGGGACAATTTCTTACGACTGCATCTGCCCTTGCCGCGCAAGCGATTGCGAAAGGTGTGGGTGAAGCGACAGGTGCGGCGATCGGTGCCGCTGTTGGACGAGGACCCGGTGCTATTCTGGGTACGTCTGTTGCGGGTAATACATTCGATGGAATGTCGCCCGCTGTACGAAGTGCGACACGTATCGCCACTGCGCCTAATCAAAGAACACTGTTCTCTCAGGTCAACATTCGAAACTTTGCTTTTGCTTTCAAAATGATTGCGAACAACGAACAGGAAGCCCGAGAAATTAAAAACATCGTCAAGTTCTTTCGACAAGAGCTATATCCTGAAAAGATTCCGCTTGGTGAATCTGGCGTGCCTCTTGGCTACAAATTTCCTAATATGTTTGAGATCGACATCAAGAATCGATTTGGCGAAAATCCCGCGTTTAAAATACAGAGATGTTACTTGAGAGATATTCAGACTTCTTTCAATGCTACTGCGGCTGGTATGCACACTGATGGTCAATTCATCGAAGTCGATATCTCACTGTCGTTTCAAGAGATTGTTGCGCTCGATAAAGCGAAGGTTAGGGAAGGTTACTAATGTCGAATTACTTTGAAAATTTTCCGAAAGTACTCTACTTATTTGGTGATGAAGAAGAGCCCGTACTCTTTCAGAAGTTGACGCAATATGTTGAGTTGATTGATACGATTCGCGACGATCAAGGCGCATACATCGAGTATGAGATTCGGGACGGAGATAGACCAGACACGCTGTCATATAAACTGTACGGCAAGAGTGAGTATGATTGGACATTCTTTTTGATGAATGAAAGACTTCGTGAAACTGGCTGGCCAAAAGACACGAAGCAACTTTATGAATATGCTCAGAACACTCTTTTTCCGAACTATACAGCCAAGCTTGGGTTTCAAGAAAGAGATAGTGCAGATGCAAGAACGTTTGCAAAATTATATCCTGTTGGACAGGACGTGTTAGTGCAAGGCAGTCAAGGCGTTGTTGTTCGAAAGAACGTCGATCTAGGCGAAATGACTATTTCTTCGGACAGTGATATCACAGGTAAAAGCGCCGTAACATATGCTGACGGAACAAATCTATATGCCTTGAGCGGTATTGCATATGAGTATCAAGGCATTCATCACTACGAAGACGATTCAGAAAATTGGGTTGACTTCTTCTATCAGACCGATTCCGCTGTAGGAGGTCTAGGAAAAATACCTATTACCAATCTTGAGTTTCTTGAGCAACAGAACACCGAAGCAAGAAGAATTCGTGTAATTAAAAAAGAGTACATCGAAAAAGTAGTGGGCGAATTTAAGCGATTGCTTGAGAGGGTTTAATGGCTCAAAATCAATCTCAGTTCGGTCTACTAGAAGCGTCAATCATTCTTTCGTCAGTCAAAGACGAAGATAAGGTTGTTGACGTTCGTGGTAATATCCTTGAACTGAATTTTTATGAAAATCTGTATAAGCCATATGTCGATGGTCATGTTGTTCTGATCGATGACTTTGGCTTAAAAGACACTCTGTCGATTCAAGGCACAGAAAGACTCAAGCTGGTTTTAGGTGACGCAGAAAAACCAGAAGAGCCTATCGTCATAAAGTATTTCTTCTTCTCTCAGATCGTTGATACGAAAAAGATGAATGAAAGATCAGAGATGCTTTCGATCAATCTGGTCGAAGAACATCTCTACGTTGACTCGATCAAACAGTTTAGCCGATCGTACACAGACACTCTTGAAAACATTATTGGAACAATTGCTGACAATGAGTTAGGCAAAGAAGTTACGCCGCAATTCTTCGAAGGATCAATTCAAGGCATTCGAAAAATACTAGTGCCCTACATGAGTCCACTAGAAGCGATTCAATGGATTCGTGACCGTGCTACGACTCGCACAGGCTCGCCGATCTTTCTGTACGCATCTTTGTATGCTGATCGTCTCATTCTGTCTGATCTAGACAGTCTGCTAAAAGAGGATGTAATTAACGACAAACTGCCTTTGCGATACAGTGCGGCAATTAACTCAGCACCAGACACAGATGATAATCTACGACCTTATTATGAAATCATGTCATTCCGTGAAGCTGGTTCTGAGAACGCGCAAGCCATGTACGAGAATGGTGCAATAGGATCGTACTATGCAAACATCGACGCAGGCACAGGCGTTGTGGTAGGCAGCCATGTAACAATCAGAGACATCGTTGACGAATTTTATTCTACAGAGACCATTTCGCCAGATACGATACAGAGCATCTTTGATCCGTCTTTAGAAATTAACGGTAAGTTATCTGACGAATACAACTCGTTACACATACACCAAATATTCTCTAGCGGCACATACAATCAGTTTAAGAGTTATCATGACGAAACTTCGATTCTTGATGACAACAACACCATCATAGAGTCGCGCCTGAAGGTGAAGAACAAGATCATTCGAATGATTCTGAAAAAGAATATCATTGATATTGGAATGAATGGCTCTCTTTTCTTCCAGGGAACTGTGCCAGTCGGCAAAAAGATACGAATACTGTTCCTCAACTCAAACGTTGAGGGAGATGACAAAGACACGCTGAAGCAAATCGACAAGAGAAAATCTGGTGACTATTTAATACTGGCTATAAATCATAAGTTGGTGAGCGAAAAGCACACTTCAGTATTACGACTGACTAAGTTGGGCGATCTGCCTCGGAACTTTAAACTATGAATGTACTAAGACCCATACAAAAAGAGTATTACGGTGATGACTATCGCTGGTTCTTCGGTACGGTAGTAAACTCTCATCCGCCAGCAGGTCTTGAAGGGCGCGTGAAAGTGCGTATCTACGGAGTGCACAATCCCGTCACAGACGAAATACCAGAGCGCGATCTGCCATGGGCACAAGTCTTGTTACCGACAACCGAAGGCGGCTCATCTGGCATTGGTCGTATTCCTCAACTAACGTCTGGTGCATTTGTGTTTGGTGTTTTTCTTGACGGTTGCTCTTCGCAGATTCCTTTAGTGTTGGGTTCTGTGCCTCGTGTTGAATTTCCTACTGCTATACAAAGCGGTCGTAGTATTTCGTTCGAAGACTAGC